TTACTATGAGAGAGTAGATCCTAATTTAGATCAACCACATTTTTATTTAATGGATTCTACAAATTCATTAAAAACTAAAATAATTAATTTTAATTTTTTAGATTATTATCCAGGTTTTGTAGAATATTTGGATAAACCAGAAGATAAAAAAGGATCAGAACCTATTGGAGGAGAATCTTGGGAACCTGATGGTAATATTGCAAACTACGAAATAATTAATTTTGGTGGGCAAGAAATTGATATTTCTTCTGTTCAAGGAGCAACTGCTGTAAAATATACCAAGAGAATATATGATGAAGAAAAGTTTGGATATTTTGATTTTTCCTCAAATAATTCTAATTATTATGAACCTTCATACTTTTATAATACTGATGGTGGGATAACATTTGATAATTTTAAAAGCGGCAGAAGAACAGCAATGCTATGGCAAAATATGTTTGACATAGATGAAGAAAATCCAATTGATACTCAAACTAATAAAAATATTGCAAAACTGTATATTCAGCTTAAAAAAGATAAATCAAATGCAGCAAATACTTATTTTAGATTAAGAAATCTAAAAGAGAAATGGAATATTTTTAAATATGTCATTTGCTGCTTGCGACAAGAAGCTATGTTTGATTTTTGGGCGATGGTTTTTCCAAAAGAATTACATTCAACTAAAACAGGTATAAATCTTTATGATTTTAGAGAAGTTTATTTTATTCCTAAACAAGATCAATTTATCAGTTATGATCCATTAGTCGAATTTATATCTGGTATAACACTGCAACAATCCGGTTTAACTGCAAATAGAACTATTGATATTCCTGCTAATGGATTTACTTCTATACAACCAATAAACAATATTGGTATAGGACAAGTTGCATTTAATGCCAATGAAGTTAGAAATTTTATAGGAACAGCTGGAGGATTTAATTTTGCTTATGCTGGTCCAGGAACAAATATGAACTTAAGTGGATATCCAAATGATTTCAAAAATATAGCAATTGGAGCTGCATTGACAGTAAATACTCCTGCAACAGCACAGCAGTTTGATATGGGACAAATAGTTAAAATGACGGCTATTGATTGGAAAACTATACCAGGAATAAGTATAGATGAAACATTCTATCAAAGTAAAAGATATCTTTTTATGTTTGACGCACAAAACGACAAAGAAGGTTTCTGCGATGGCGGAAGCATTACAATAACATCATAATATGTCAAATAAAAAAATTAAAAATATTTCAACTGTGGGTATTCAGGCGGTATCGCCAGCCGAAAAATTTATTGAAATCAAAGAATATAAATGTGCAAATCCAGATGCGGCAGAAAAAGGTGGACCAATTTCCATAGAAAAATGTGAAGAACTATACTTTCAAAATTATACTGGAGTCACATTTAAGCCACAGGAACAAGAACCATCTGATACCGAATTAGAAAATGCATTTGTAAATTTAAAAGGCTGTAGTTTTATAGCTGAAAATATGGGATCTGACTATCTTGGATGTCATATTGAAGATCCTGATGCCTTTTTTAGTTGTGATTGTCCAAAAGTTGGTAAAAAATTTCCAAAATTATTAAAATTTGCTACTAAGAATTCTACATTTTGGAATACTGATTTAAGAACTCCTTTAGCAAGAAATGCATTTACAAAGTTATTAACTGCGTTTAAAATTTCAATAACCGTTAATGGAAATTTTAGATTATTTCCTGGTGCTATTATAGAAATTATTGATACACCTTTGCTAGGATTCCAATTTAATAATCCGAAAATAGCAGGAAAATGGCTCGTTCTTTCGGCAAAACATAATATAGGAAAAGATAGACAACACGAAACTACCTATATTTTATCTGCTATTGCTAATAAAAACTTCTACAATACACTAACAAGCTCAATAAATGAAATAAATATTCAGAGATGAAAAAAAATTTAGACATTTATTTTAAAGCAAATACAAGAAAATCAATAAGTTCTGTTGAGGAATCTTTTTCAATAAAACAACAAATTAAAAACTTGTGTTTATCTGAACTTGGAGAATTTAGATTTAATAATCAAGTAGGATCTTTGATCAATGAATTTAAATTTGATAAAGGTTCTGCTAGACAATATTATATTTTGAATGTTCTTGAAAATAAATGTAAAAAGCATATAAAGGGTCTTAATAGAATTACTATAACGGTTGATAAAAGCGAACTAATAAACCGTAAAATTTCTATAAATGTAAATTATGTTGTTTACGGTAAGGATTCTTCGTTTAGGTTTTATTTGAATAAATAATTCTATGAACGAGCCAAAAAACATAGATCTGGTAAATATAGACTGGGATTCTTTAAGAGAAAATCTAGTAAATTACCTAAAAACGACAGAATTTGCAAACGACTATGACTTTGATAGCCGTGGTACTACTATAGATCTACTATTGGGTCTGTTTTCATATAACACGACAATAGCATTACACTATCTTCACATTTTAAATAACGAAAGCTTTATATACTCGGCCAAGAATAACTCATCGTTAGTAAAGCTTTTACAGACTTATGGCTATACTGCAAACCGCTATAAGTCATCCACGGCTCTAGTAACATTTGCCAAAAACGATAGCTCTTTAGCTCAAGTAGATAGATATGCCACTCTAAGATCAAAAAATGATAAAAATTCAAATATAAATTTTTATTACATTGGTCCAAAAACAACTCTAGACCTTTCAACTACTTTACCATTTTACGCTGGTATAAAACTGGTAAAAGAACAGACTGTTACTGTAGATCTTGACAATCAAGAAATAGAAATACCAGATTCATCTGTTGATGTAAGAACTATAGTAGTAAAAGTTAATGAAGATTATTGGATAAATTTCACCAATGAGCCAGTAATAGGTACAGATGAATCTTCTAAGATATTCTTTATCGTCAATAAAGGTGATAAAATTTTTGTAAAATTTGGCAAAAATATTCAAAATATTGAAACTACAAAAGGAAAATCAATTCTATCCACGGATATTGTGAAGATTTCCTATGTTGTTTCTAATGGAGATGTCGGAAATAATGTTTCTTTTGATTCTATATCGCAGTTCACAACTAATGGAACATTGAATATTCCTAATGTATCTGTAACATCAAATACCTCAAGCGGAGGGTATTCTACATTAGACACTGAATACTTAAAATATATTGCTCCAAGAGCTTATAATTATTCATCTCTTGTTACTAAATCTGATTATGAATATGTAATAGTAAATTCCGGCCTATTACCAGATGTAACAGATGTAAATCAAAGAGTATCAGTCTTCGATGGTCAGGATTTCAATGATGTTGGCGGAACAGTTTATTATTCTATAATAGATTTAGATGTAGATTCTGAAGAAGTAGATTCCATCAATCAATTAATAGAAGAAAAGCAGATAATAGGTCTTTCAACTGAATATTTGCCAAGTGATGATTTTGTATGTAATTTAACTATATCTTGCTCCTTTGACGCAAGAAAATCGAAATCCAATAAGAATATACTAAAAGACGAATTAATAACTTCAATTGAAGATCTTTATGGAACAAAGTTATTTTTCAATAATCTTTCAAAAAGCGATTTGATTTCAATCATAATCAATAAAGATAAGGGCCTTTCAGTTTCAGAATCTGAAATTGTCTTTAGTGTTGATAAAAATATTGATTTATCTACGCAGAGAACCATAAGATTTTATAATGGAATTTCATCAATCACTAGTGATTTGGTTTCAACAAATCTATCAACTTCTCAAGTTAAATTTAATAGTACATCGACTACCGTTCCTGGATTAAACGGGTTCTATTACTTAGCTGCATATAATTCTTCTGGTACTTTAGTAAAAAATAAAGTTGGAGTATATAATCCAAATACAGGAATGATTATTTTCTACGATTCAGTTGTACCAGATTCGGCTTTTGATTTGATAATTTCTCCATCTGCATCTTCAATAGTAGCCATTAATAATATGGCTATAGAATATTCAGTAAATTCTCTAACAATAACATGATTTTATTCTTTAATCAAAATAAAGATCAAGTTTTTACAGTAAATCAGCTGGATACTAATGCTGGTGCTGAATATGCAATTAAGTTGATAAATTCAACATATAATCTTTCGGAGACACTAAACGAAAGAAGAAATTTTGCCTATTTTGTGGAAAATCAGTTTCCTAATTGGCTAATAAAAGATGTTGAACAAAACACATCTTATAAGATTATTGATTTTATTCAGGAATTATATAATTGGACATACGCTCCGAGCGGATTGGATTTATATCCAAACTTTGAAAATCTGCAAAATATTTTTTATACAAATGAAGATTCTCTTAGAAAAATATATGCTTCATTGTTTACTGATTTTGATTTTGATGATTTCACAGATCTACAAGCTTTAAGAGAATTTTTAATCTCAAATAAAACTAAGTTTATTGAGAAAAAGGGTACTGAAAATTCTATAAAGTATTTCTTAGAAACATTCTTCAATAGTCAATTTAATGATTATAGCATAGAATATGGAATAAATGATGTCTTTATTCTGAATGGTTCAAATACTAATGAAGATACTTTATCCGATGGATCTTCTCTACAGGAATTTTCTATTAGGCTTGAAGCCGATATAGATGAAAAATACCAGGATGATATGATTAATTTGATGAAGCCTATGGGGTTCAATTTTGATTTGGTGAAGGCTGAGACTAGCATTTACTCTGGCTCAGTTACAGGAACAGATAAAGTCGAACCTTATGAAATAGTGGTTTCTTGATCTATAAATAACTGTATGCCAAACGATTCGTCATCAAGATATTCATCATCTATTGAAAAATTCATAAATAGTGCCATAGCTAATGATTACTATATTGGCTTAGGTGTAGAATCTATTGGTTACGAAGATCATGATACCAGACTTAATAAAAAGGTATCAAATGTAGCCAGCCTTATTAAGAGAGTAAAAATAAGTGAAATTAATGCTGCATTTGAAAGAAATTCTTGGTCTGAAGGTAAATCATTCAAAGTTTTTGATTCTACTGATCCTGATGTAAAGAGTAGCACATGCTATAATTCGTCAACAAATGAACTATTTCTTTGCATAGAGAACGAATCAAATAATCTGTTTAGTAAAAGAGATCTTAATAATAGATCTAAATTTGCTCCATCTGGATCAAATGGAACTATTATTCAAATGGGAGATGGGTATAAATGGTTAAAAATTAATTATGATCCATCACCAATATCCACAAGTTATATCAAAATTTTTGGAATAGAATCTTTACAGAACTTTAAGGGATATACTGCCGATTCCCAGGGGCCTACAGCAGCCGCAACAACTCTCCACGGGGCATCTGGGCTAACATATGGAACATGCTGCCTATATGTCAAGGAAGCCTTTATTGAGCCTATTACAGGTAAAACATATGCTGCTGGAGATATTTTAGCCGCATATAAAGTACCAAATGCTTGGAGCTGCGATTTACTTGGATCTCTAACAAATCTACAGCCAGTATTTAAAACCAGTGTTACTGGAACTGAATATGGTGGATTTTATAATATCTCAGGTACTGCTGGTTGTGCTCCATGTGATGCCACAAATGCAAACATAACACCATTTTTATCTTACTCCTCTGGTGGGTCGGCTGGATATTCTTCGACAGATTCGTTTAAGAAAAATTACGAAATTTTGTCTTCGATTCCTTCTGGTTGCATCATAAATGCAGTTTTAAATACAGATGCATCGATAAATTATTATGTAAGTGAAGAACGACCAGAAATTTTACTTTCTGTTGATGGTAATATTGGCTCTTGCAAAGCATATTTAAAGACTGAATATGTTGGTGGGACCAATGGTTGGAAAGTAATTGGAATAGAAGTTGACAATCAATTAACTAGTAGCAATATCACATATATTGAACCAATAAATCTTGTTACTGCTACAGGAAGTGCCTCTGAAGGTAAATTCTCAAAACTATTGGCAGCAATACAATTCAATTTATCTCCGATTACAAAGACCGGAGAATCGTACCTATCAATTTATGATTTATTAAGAACTAAGCTCCTGTCAGTTACATCAAACATCAATTCGACAGATGTTCAAACTTATATAACAACTGCTGGAGCTACCTTTAACTATTCAAGTGCATTCTTAATTGGAAATGTAAAAAATTCAAGTAGCTATAAGCTTGCCCCCAAGGTTTATAGAAATTATACAGAATTCTCAAAAGCAAGTTCTACTGTAAAAATCGAATCTATTCAAGGTAGTATAAATGATATTACCTTTGAAACTACATGCACAGATATAGCGTCATCTTTGATTGCTGATGATTATTTCATCAGCAAAGCTGGATTTGATAAGAGCATAGGAGATGGTTCAACTGAATTTGAGCCATTCAAGGCAGTATCAAGCTATAATTTAGGTTTTGATAATGTTTCTGCTGGAAACACCACAGGAACATTTGAGCTTTCTCATTACTCAGCTTACTCTTTAACTTCTGGCGATACTTATTACTACGAAGATGTTGGTAGTACTGGTGGTATTTTCCAGATAACAGGGGTTACGGCAAGTTCAATAAATATATCTGATTGTGATGTTCTTTTTGCTACTGACACCACATTCAACGAGTCAAAAACATCACTAACCCTAATTTTCAATATCTAAAATGAGCACTAATTACCCATTTGACGATCAATTCCCATTAACCAACTACCCATATTCCAGTAGATCTTGGGGGTTGAATGTAGATTCCGACACAAAGAAGAATTATAATTTTGTTGGATTCAAGCCAAAGTCTAGATTACAGGCATCAGAACTAAACGAGATTCAAGAAATTTTTGCAATGCAAAATACTCTTAATCTTAACATGATTAGAGAATGGTTTAATGAGATCAATGGAACTACTTGCGACGGTCCTGCTTGGAACGGGGCAACACCACTATTTCCTAAGTCTCATCCATCTGGGGGTACATTCGAAGCCCTGGTTGGTTATACCTACACGGGTACTGGCGGCATAACTTTAACCTTTAATGAAGGATGGTATTTGATTACTCTTGATTCTGGAATAAAGCAATGGATCTATCTAAACAGTGAAAAAAATACAAATATAGTCCCCACATCCACTGTTCAGTATTATTCTGGCCTTTCATTTAGTTCAGATTATATCGATTGTACAGAAGATACCAGCCTTCTTGATAATTCTTCAGGTTCACCTAGTCAGTCTATTTGTGGCGCAGATCGTTATCAGATCAATTTTACTACAGCTGGAATTACTGGTGTAACTGGATTTAATGAAGGTACATTCCAAAAAGTAGTAAAATTCACCTTGACAGGTTCTACATTATCTGTAAGTTACATTAATGGTTTAACTATTTAAAATAGGAATTTTTTATCATGAAAAAGAAGCCTTGTGGTTGCGGAAAAAATAGTCCTAAAAAAGCAGAAAATAAAGAAATAGCAGAAAAAAATAAAGAATTTTCGGAAACAAAATTAGAAAAATCTGAAAATATTATAATGTCTGGAATGAGTATGGTCCAGAGTTATGCTATTTCTTTAATTTCTAGAGGAATAACATCTAAAAAAGTCGAACCGATGACAAAACAGTTACGGGTTCTTAGCTGTTTCGGCAATAAAGAACAGGGTGGGGAATTGCCCCAATGTTCTCATTTAATGAAATCGGAAACTGAAGGGAAATTTTATTGTGGAGCGTGTGGTTGTGGAGATAAAAAAACTACATGGTTAAATGGTAACGAAGCAGAATATAGTAAATTGGACTATCCTTCTTTAAATTGTCCTATCAAGATGCCAGGATTTACAAATTATTCTCCTAGTACTCCAGATGAATGGAAGTCTCCGATATCTCGTAAAAAATATATCGAATCCATGAAAGTAAAAGATGTTTCTAAAGTTGATATAACCATAAATGACATTCCAATTTCTGTTTTAGAAATTTTAAAACAGCTACAGGCAGATAAGGGCCAAAAAGATATTGAGCAATAATATGCATAAATAATCTAAATGGCTAAACCAAATTCAAAAGAATCACTTATTGAATATACTTTTAGGCAACTAGGAGCACCTGTAGTCGAAATAAATGTCGATTATCAGCAAGCCTTGGATCGCCTTGATGATGCCCTACAGTTTTTTTCCGAAAGACATTTTGATGGGGTAGAAAGAGCATATTTCTCATATCAATTAACCGAAACCGATATAACAAATAAGTATATAAACACAAATTCTTTTGGGCCAATAGTAGGAGCATCAGCAGGAGATCCAAATGGATACGACATCCTATCGATTATACGAGTTTTTCCTTTTGGTACATTAAATACTAATGAGCTATTTGATGTCAGATATCAATTAGCTTTAAATGATGTGTATGGTATTAATACCAATCTAGGATTTGTAAATTCTACTCCTATTGCAAATTTTGATCTTACTAAACGGTACATTCGTCTTATTGAGATGATGTTCGATCCAGAAAGAACAATTCGTTTTAATAAAGTAACGAATAAACTTTATATTGAAACTGATTGGACTGCTTTAAAAGCTGGTACTTATATCGCAATAGAA